TGAGAGATTTTGCAATCTTACCCATTGGAGTTTCTAGAAGTTGTGCCTTGCCAATAAAATTGCTTCCTTTTTGTTCAAGGGAAACAATTTTATGAGAAACTCGATCAAGATTGACGGTAGGACCATCAGGATGACCGAGTTCTCCGAGAGCACGACCTTTATTGACAAATGCTTCATTGTATCTTGCTACTTCTTTTGCAAGAGTTTGCATTGGATACATTCTGCCGTTACGATTGCAGATATCACCTTGAAGGAAAACTCCTTCAATAAACATTTTCTTTGCAGCACCTTTGCCTTCGGTGATGAACTTAACCTGTGATACTTCTTCTGTGATTAGTTTCATTTTAGTTTGTGAATGCTACTTTATTTGCTTTAATGGCCAATGATGTCCAAATAACATCAGTTCCAGATTTTTGTAAGAATTCAATAGACGCAGCTGGCATTGTAAAATAATTTGTGGTTGCAGCACCGACTACAGTGTTTATTCCAACAGTAACAATACCAGATTGATTATTGAATAAGCGAACGCAAGTTGCTCCAGTAATACTACTAGCTGCTCCAGCAGTAGTTGCTGTTGCTTCCTCAGTTAAGATTACCTTTGTAATTGGCATTATTCTTGATCCTCGTTTGATGGTTCATTACCAAACATAGATGTAGCAACTAAAGGACGAGCAGCATCAACTCTTTCTGCTGCCTTAGCAAACAGAACGTCTTTAATTTTGTCACTGATTTCTGATGCTGACGAATCAGTAGCAATCAAGTCGATAAGTTCTTCCATAAAATTTTAATATATGTCTATTCTTTATTTATATATTGCCACCTTTGGGTTCTGGGGGAGGTTCTATTGGTGGTGCTGATTCTGGTTGTGGAACTTCTCCTAAATTGGGTTCTGTACCCATTGATTGTTCTGGTGAAATTGGATTACCCATTTCATCCACAGGAGCATTAGGATCTGGTAAAATTCCTTTCGAAATCTCATCTTTGATTTGCTCATCAATTTCAATAATTTCAGAATCTGTTTGTCTGAGAATTTTCTTGCGAACATATTCGGTTGAATAATATTTACCAATATATGGTTCTGCTGTAGCAAGAATAGACAAACGATTAGTAACTATCTCCCCATCTTTAAGTTCTGCAAAATGATTGTCGTATAAGAAGTCATATTGAATATGATCTTCCATCTTTTTCCAATCTTCCAAACTTACAACATTTTTAAGAAGAAGTTGGGTACGAAGAATATCATTGAACATTCTAGCAAACCGTTTTCTAAGACGACCAACGAACTTAGAAAACTTAAGTTCATCTCTTAAAATTTCTGATGAACGTCCAAGATTGAATCCATCTCCACTTCCAGCAATTCTAGACTCTGGAATTCCAAGTGCCCTGTAAAGTTTCTTTTGGAAATACTCAATATCCGCAAGTTCTCCAAGATTTTGTCCACCAGGAAGTGTAGTAATTTCGGTTCCACGACCACCTTCTCTACGTGGCAACCAGAAATCTTCCATCATAGACATAAACTTACGATCATCACGAACTTCACCCGTGTTTGCATCATAAACAAGTTTATTTCTATAACGAGACATAACCTCTTTGAGGTATTGTTCTGCCTTTACTTTTGGAAGATTGCCAACGTCAATATAGAAAATTCTACGTTCTGGTGCCCTAGAAATTCTATAAATTACAAGAGAATCCTCAATCATCCTAAGTTGATTGAGTGCCTTAATTGATTTATGTAGATATGATAGAACAGTTCCCTTATTTCTATCTACAAGTCCTGAAGTACAATATGTAATTGAATCCTTTGCAATTTTAATGGATCCTTTAGATCCACCACTCAAAGAACCTGATGGATAATTTGGAGTTGGGGAATAGATGAAATACTCTTCAATATCAGAATATCCAAGTTCAGTATTTGTTAGATTTGGGTTTGCACTCAGTCTACTCATAAGTTGCTCATTATCTTTCATATTCGTTTTTACTTCTTGACGAATATGCTTCATCTTCATTGGATCAATATATCTTAATTCCTTAATCCCTTCATGTGGTTTTTTGAGATCAATAACTTTTAAATAATAAACTCTCCCATCAACATACCAATTTCTAAAAATCTCATGACATTTTGCATCAAAGTCCATCATTTCTTTGATGCTTTTAAATTCATTTCTTATAATATCTTTGAGTTTATCACTAGCATTTAAATTTGATAATTCAATTTCAACTGGAGAATCATAAAGATCACTTACAATTGCTTCATTAACAACATCTTCAATGGCAGCATCGCATTCTGGATGCAGAGCCATTTCACGATATCGGCGCATTAAATCAAACTCAGTCCTGTAGACTCCTTCAATATCTACGAATTGTCCATAAAATCCAGATTGGATATAATAATCAACCCCGTCCTCATCTGTTTGAGGAACGGGGGATACTATAGATTTGGATTTCTTCTCATTATCTTCAATCGAAAAACCAAAAAGTTTCGCCATTTTATAAATTTAACTTGATTTATATACTATTTAGTTGATATCTTCACCACCAGCAGCGGTAGAAGTACCTTTAATCGCTTCCCACCAATGAACTTGCATTTCTACAGTAAATTCTTCAATAGAATCAGTTTCATATGAAAGATTGATACTTCCAATGCTAGTGGGGAATGTGTCATAAAAATGATATGATCTCAAGACACTACCATCACGATTTAATTGATAAACATAAGCATCTGACTGATAAAGTGCTGGATCAGTTGTACCAGTATTATCTGATAGGCGATTCATGTAATTGCTCCACTTTTCAAATGCGGAACGAATTGAAAAATCGGTATCATTAATTACAGTAATTGTCCAAGTTTCAAATGTGCGATCTCCTGCAAGTTTGAGAGTTCTTCCCCTGAATGACACTTCAAGTGGAGTTACGTTTGATGCTGGAAGCGCCGCTGCCTTTACAAGGAATCTTGATTTATCTAGAACATTTGAATCTACATTAATTGCTGAAGGAAATGCAAGTTCAACTTCAAATAGATTGCTTCTTGCACCACCACCCGACAGTTTGCTCTTGAAGTCGGTAATCTTCCTTAAAGGAATTGTATTTTGTTGATTTCTAGTTGCCATTTGGTTAAACCTCTAAGTTAATTAAAATTTGCCGATTACTTCTTCAAAAGAAATGCCAGTTTTAGTGGCAACAAAGTTCAGTCCAATAAAGTTAATTGATCTTGCTGGTTTTACATAGATGTCAGCAATAAATTCATTATTATCAATCACTGAAGCAGTATTATTTGTTTCATCACAAACTACAACATAATCATAAATTCCTCTCTTAGCTTGAACATCACGAAGGAAAGGTTCAACAGTATTTACAAAGTTTGTTCTTGTAATCTCATCGTTGAATTCAAAGAGTGCGTCTTTTGCCGCTTGAGAAATTGCATTTTCAAGGTATACAAAGAGACGACGAACATTGATTCTATCAAATGCTGATGATTTGGACATACCAGTTTTATCTCCAAATAGAACAATACCCGATCCTGGTGAGAAGATAACTGGGTTGATTCTATTCGAATACAATTTGTCTCTTTGAGTTTTTGTTGGATTATATGCTAGTTTAATTGCATTTAAAATAGTACCTCTTGTAGTTCCTGCAGGAGAATACCATGGGAAATTATTGATATCATTACGAGCGCAGGTTCCTGCAATATCACCATTTAGGGGAACATATCTAAATGTATTTGCAAATCTATCAAACATATACTTATATCCACTATCAAATACTCCATATGAAGTTGCTGTAATCGGTGAATAAAATTCTATTAAATTATCTGTGATGGTGTTAGGAGAATTGACTATTTCTGAAGTTTGTGTCGAAGTATCTGTAAGAGCAGCAGCCCTATAAGGAGAAATAAATGCAATCGCATCTTTTCTCAGTTCTGCAATAGAAATAAGTTTGTTTGCTAGTGATTGTACTGTTAACTTATCATACGCAGCAGATCCCATTAATAGGAAATCTACTTTATAATTATCTGCAGAATCAAAAACATCATACCCACTGGAAAGTCCTGTAAGACTTGCCTGAAGAGCACCAGTTGATGCTATACCTGCCTTACCACCATAATCGAGTCCTCTAGTCAAAGTATTTGTAGAAGAACCACCAGCAGCAAAAATAATTCCTTCTGCTCCTTGATCCCATCCAGTATCGGTTGCCAAGTTAAATCCTGTTGAGTATCCTACTGTCGTAATTCCTGCTGGAGCACCAAGAGCAAAGATATGTGAGGAATTATTGGCAATATATTTTCTCCAGTAAGATGGGCTTCCTACAGAAAATTGTGCATCAGATGCTTTAGAAAGTCCCAAATGCTTCTCCAAAATTGTTCCAGCATTTCCAGTTATAGTTCCAAGAGAGTCAATTACAACTACGTGAACTTCATCAAATCTAGAATTTCTTGCAGAAGCATATGCAGATGTCGCTGGTCTTGCTGCAATGTTATTCCATGGAATTGTGGATACTGAAGTTAAACCGACTGTTTGTTGATCAAACCAATCAAGTCTAGAAGTATATGTGGTTGTTGCAAATGATACTGTTGTTGATGTTGAAGTAAATCCTACTGAACCTGAGGATGAAAATGCATATGGACTAGATGGTAGATAATCAATATCTGTAACTGTTCCAAGACCAGAAACATGGTTAAGAATTTTTACTGATATACTACCTGAACCAATTTCGGTAACAATACCTTTAATATGTCCGTCAAGACTTGAAGTAACTCCAATGCCAGGATTTCCTCTGCCAGAAACTGATTGAGTAACTCCCATTCCAACTTGAACAAGAGTAGTTGAAATTCCAGTTAAAATTTGATCCGCTTTACTGTCAATAATTGCTACTTTAATACCATTGGACCAAGAACCAGGATTTCTTGCTGCAACTACAACATTTGCAAGAGTATTTTGGTCATAACCAAGAGCATTATAATGCTCTAAGCTATTAATTTTAACACTAGTAGCAGTTCCTACAAATCCGTTTGTCAAAGCAACATCATTTGCTCTTACTACTCTCAATGATCCGCCATATGCAAGATACGATGATGCAGTTAACCAATGCTCATAATGCTTATCTGTTGAATATGGTTCTCCAAAATTGTTAAGTAAATCATTCTCATTTTCTACCAAAATTGGTAAATTTACTGGTCCCTTAGCGAAGGGTGCAACAATTGCTCCAATTTTATTTGATGATGGAGCAGTTCTTCCAGTTGTTAAATCAACTTCTCTTACTACAATTCCAGGAGATGCTAAATTTAGCGGCATTTTATTCTCCTCTACAAGTCCAGATTTATTCTAAAAGTATTTATAATTTCCTACCCTTCAATCACTTATAATCCCACATATGAGAACGATCTCCATATTCATCAACATTCCAAATTTCTAGCGATTCGTTTTCCAATGTTCCTACTGTAGACATCCACCGATCTCCAGTCGATGGTTCTATATAAACTTCATTATCATCTAGTCCATCTAAAATAAAACCAAAAGGTGCCATATCTTGCTCAATTTGATTTTTTTGTTCCTCATAGATTCTTTTACGAACATCATTGTTCGTCATTTCTTTAAAGTAATCTTGTGCAACTAACCAAGAGAATATGACAAGACACATTGCTAAGTCATCATTACAACCTTCTTCTGCCTCAAATGATCTACTTTTTTGAATAAATGTTGTAAGTTCCGAAATCATATCATAATCATTAATTATGAGTTTATCATCTTCAACCAATGTTCTCAAGTTAGAACATCCTAACTTTTTAACTGCGGATGTCATTCGAACACCAAGTTGTGATTTTTTACCACTAAATCCTGATCCAACAATCTGTCCAGCACGTCCACGCATAGAACACATTAGAACATTATCATACTCAAGATCATAGTGAAGAATATTTGCTACTTGATCTCCAATATCATTGACTTCAATCAATAACCAAGACTCATTATATGCTTTTGCTACTTCGTGAATAATGGATGGAAACATCATTGGTTTAATTTCATTATTTTTATATTTTGCTACTGTCCTATATGGAAAATTGGTAATGTCAAAAACTATAAATGCAGAATAATCACTTCCAACTCCTCTTGCCACATCAACAGTAATTAGATAGTTATTTTCTTCTTTTGGATCTTCATAAACATCAAGACCCTTATTTCTCTTTGAAGGATCCTCATAAACTAATGCTCTTAACTTTGTCGGATTAATTAGAGTGTCAACAGATCCTAAGAATTCGCACTCAAACTCAACCTTGAACTGTTGTTCACTAGTGTTAGCAATAGTAGATGCCTTCCATTTGGCGTCTCTACCAGGTACTTCAGACCAATGGACATCTGTAGGTACATATTCGTTCTTGCCCTTCTCAGCGTCATGCCACATTCGGTAGAAATGATTCATACCGTGAGGTGTAGATACAATAATTACCTTTGTTGACTTACCAGAAGAAATGGTAGGATAAACAGAAGCAAAAAACTGATCTGCAATGTTATTTGGAATGAACGCAAATTCGTCCAGGAATATAATATTGTAAGATCCACCACGAACAGCAGATGCAGAAGTCGAGGCAGCAATGATTTTAGAACCATTTTCCAATTCTAATGATTGCTTGTTCCAAGATAGAATACCTTGTTGCATCCACTTTGGAAGGTTCTCATAAGCAAGTTGCAATCTGCCCAACAGATCTTTTGCGGTAGATGCTTTGTTTGCAAGAATGGCAATATTTACATTATCATTAAAAACTGCATAGTGAAGAAGATAAGATACGCAGGTAGTGGATTTACCTGTCTGACGAGGCATCTTACAGATATTGAACCTATTTTCGTGAAATCTTCGAACTAGTTTTTCCTGAAATGGAAACATGCTGAAAGGAACAAGACCGTCATCAAGAGAAACAATCTTAATATAATTTCTAGCAAAATATACTGGATCATCTTTGCACTTCATAAATTCAATGATCTGCTCTTCAGTCCATTGAATAGTCGTGTTTGCTCTCTTTAAATTTGGATTGGAGAGGTAAGCGTCACTTTGTCTTAGTTGAATATCTTCAATTGCCATAATTACCTACTCACCTCTTCCCAGTCCATAGAAGCAACAACAGTATCATCTGCACCATCAGAAGCAATCACAAGTGTGAGTTCATAAGGAGTTGAAGTCAATCCATTTCTTTCCAACTGAAACTTGAAAAGTGCTTCCTTGAGAATATCAACTTGAGATGCTCCTTGATTTGAAGCATTGAAAAATCCACTTGCAAGTATTCTTCCATCAGTATAAGAAGTTCCAGTAATGTTATAATCAACAGCACTATCAGTTCCAGCACTTACCCAACTTCCACCAGTAGTAGTTCCAGATGCTCTCACTTGCCAATTAAAGTTTCCAGTACTAATTGGCATAATTGAAAGTGCGGTAAGGATTACAATTGCATCTAAACGATTTGGTGATGTTTTGAGACGCAAACCGATTACTGGATAAAATGTTCCAGCAGTTCCTAATGTTCTTGGGGTATTAATTGGAATAGTGATTGCCTGTTGTAATCCACGAAGTTCATAACCACCTTCTGAAATTACAGTTGAGCAAACTTGTTTGAGATTACTTACACTTGTGGTTATTCCAGTATTTGCAATCTCATACCTTACTGGAAGTGATGCTGTTGTAATATAAGTTGAAGTGATATAATTTGCGTGATGGAATGAATGGCAGTGAATAAATTTCCCATCAACTATAAAACCTAATCTAACTGTTCCAAGTCCTAACCATTCAATATCCATCCAAAAAATTTGTGCTTTGGAAATATCTAATGTAATGCCTGATGGATTGAGATGTCCCGCACCAAGCATTGTATCAATATTCCAGTTGTGTTGTGAAATTCTGGTTTCTGTTCCAAGAGATAAACTTCTTTCTACAAAATACAAAGTATCTCCATCAAGTTCCAGATACATTCCATTATCTGCACCAAAATATCCAACTCTTTGGCGGAGATTTGTTTTTGGTGCATTCATTACAAGGGTATTCATTATCTGTAATGATTTTCCTGGTTGATAGGAGAATACTTTTGTGGTTTCTCTAATCGCAGAACATCCAGCAGTAGTTCCAATACCAATATTAACCAAACCCTGTGTTGTTACAAATCCAACTGTAGAACCAGTTCCTACGACTAAACCACTCCAAAGATTATTATCTCTATATCTGTGAGAACTATCAAAGAGTGTAAGTGGTAATGAAGTTCTTAAACGACCAAATGCATCAGTTGCTATTGGGGGAAATGTAACAGATGCTGATGATGTTGTTGAAATTGATACTGTTCCTGTGACTGGTAGAGGATTACTAGAACTTACAGGAGCACTATTGAGATTGAGTGACACTTGCCCTGTGGTTCCAATTCCTACTATTCCTTGAACTGTGACTGTTGAACCAATACCTGATACTGCAACTGTTGTGACTGGATTTGAGACATAAAAACTTGTATTGGAAATAGAAACTGTATTTCCTATTGATACAGTTCCACCTACCGTCACAGAAGTAACAGGATTTAGAACATAAAAAGAAGTATTGGAGATTGATACGGTATTAGCAATAGAAACAGTTCCACCTACCGT